TCTCTCAAGATTTCTCTATCGATTTCAGAAGCAATTTGCTCAGAAAGCAATGCTGTCAATTCAGCTTCAGCATCAATGTTGTGGAATGCACTAACATCTTGCGCCAATTCTGGAGACCATGTTGCTCTTAATTTACGTTCCTCTACAGAAACTACAACTTCATCAAGTGTGAAGCTAACTTCACCCATTTCTGTTGCAAACTCTAGAGATGCGTATTCTGCCCATGAAACTATGAATGATGAACTGTCAGCAGAGAAACCAGCAGTATTAACTGTGGTTGTACCTGAAGCACCCACGTAACCATCAAATGTTGATGTTCCGTTTGCCGCTACTGGGTGAGTAAGGTCAAGTCCGATATAAACTACACCTGCGTTATCACAAATGTCATCATACTGAACGATACCTTTACCGTATCTTTGTGTTACTATTCTGTAAGGGATTGATTTACGGTACTCGATAATTGGATTACCGTCTGCGTCAGAAATTGGAGCACCTGTATCATTCAATACGTGAAGCGAAGCCAAGAATGACTCAGTATCCATGTTATTTCCATCAGGACCTGTCAATCTACCTTTACCTTCTACACTACCTGCACCACCTGTGAAACCTGAAACTGCGATTAGCAATTCTCTAATAGTTCCATCAGTAGCTGCTGGGTAACTTGTAATTGAAGTTCCTGGTGTAAATACACCATCTACGTTCATAGTTTGCGTGGTAGCAGTACCAACGACTATAGTCAACGTTCCTTTTGAATTATCAAATAGACCATCGTTGTAGAAGATATCATACAAGTTCTTAGCCATGGGTTTTGTTACAACACAATTCTTTAATCCAACACATGCTGGTAGTTGGTCCATCCCTGTGTGAGCAGAGAATTGTCCTTGGTATGCATCCGTAGCATTACTTACTGGTGCGTATGGGTTACCAGCACCAGCAGCATCAACACGACTAGAAGTCTGTGGAATGAAGAAGAACAATTTACCAATAGGTAAGTTCATCGCTTGTACACTAACGATATCATTCGCTAGTAATTTTGAGAATACCCTTCTTACGATAGGGAATACTACAGTTTCGAAAGAACCTGAGTTTGATGCACCTGTTGATTCTGTTAACAAGCTACCAGCTTGGTTCTCATACAACTGAGCCATATTCTCTTTGATGTGTCCGTTAAGTCCAGTAAGGAAACCTGTTGAGTCCCACTTCTCTTGTACTTTCTTTCTAACATCTTTCATGTGGTTTAGTCCGATATTTCCGACTGTACCTGTGTTTAATAAATGTGACATGTGTTTTAGTTTAGTTTTGTCTAGTTATTAGTTATTTTTTCCGATATTTTCGACACGAGTCATTAATTCAATAATTCGTGTCTGCTCTTTATCAACATATGTAGTCTGCTCATTAAGAGATGAAGAGCCAGTACCACTTACTTTACCAAATCCCCTCATGCTTTCGCTTAGAGATTGGTTTTTAGCGGCAAGTTCTGAAGCTACCTTGTTACAAAGTTGCTTAGACTCTTTCAACGACCTAACTTCAGTGTCAAACCTCTTGATAATACTTCTCTTCTCTTCAGAAGTAGTAGTGTTCTCTAAGAATAGTTTAACAACATGTGTTAAATTAGAGTTGAATACCACAGTCTCTGCTAACATCTTCTTGTACTTTTCAAGACTTTCAGTGAAAATTTTGTTTTGTGCCTTTAGATTATTAGATTCAGCTACCAATTTTTGGTATTCGGTAGATTCTTTCATTGGTACTTTACCTGCGGCGGCAATATCAACAGCACCAGTTCCTCTAGGAGCACCGTTTTCGGCTTGTCCTGGAACTCGTCTACTATCAGACTGTCCTTTAGTAATAGTCTCATCAAGGTCATCTTCACCTTCAACAATTTCATCTTCGCCTTCCATTACATGGTTACCGTGTGCTGCTTCTGAACTACCACCATTACCTTCGATTTTCTCTTCGGCTGGTTTAGCAGTTGCATTAGTTCTTGCTGTTGGGTCTGTTTTTCCCTGTGCGCTCATAACGTGTTTACCGTGAGCATCACCTGAACCATTTTTTGCTTCTTGTTCACCAAATCCACCTTCAAGGTTATCCCCTGTTAGGTCTGACGGTAATTCTTTAGAAGTTTGACTATCTATATCACCTGTATTAGGTGGTGTAGTTTCGCCCATGTGTTCATAGTGAGCACCTTCGCTCTCCGTCAATTCAACTTCATACACAACACCTTCTTCGAACTCTAGTTCTTCCTCACCTGCTGGTTCCCCAACTGGTGATTCTGGTGCCCCCATTTCTGGTTCCATTCCCATTTCTGGTTCCATTCCCATTTCTGGTTCCATTCCCATTTCTGGTTCCATTCCCATTTCTGGTTCCATTCCCATTCCCATTCCTGAGTCTGTTGATGGCATACCACCGTCTGGTTTAATGATGTACTTACCTGGTTCTTTAATATTCAAGTGTACTTCGTCTCCGACAACCTCTACTTCATCACTCATGCTCAATTGCTTGTACACGGCTAGAACTTCACTGTCGCTTGCGCTTGTTAAATCTACTTCGCTGTCCATGTCTGATGCTAAAGCATCCACACCATCTACACTCGCAGGTTCAGCATCTATTGCGATGTCTTCCCCACCTTCTGAGTCAGCGTCAATATCAATTTCTACCCCAGAATCATCACCATCTAGCTCACCTGAACCATCTACTGGTAATTCTTCCGCATCGGTATCATCGATATCTTCTTCTTCGAAATCTTCGTTAATAACGGATTCCTTAACCACCCCTTCAATTTCTTCGATAGCAACGTGTCGAAGTATTTCTTTGGAGTTTTCACTTAAAGCATTTTTGATTAAATCAATATCACTCAATGCTTCACTCATAGTTTGTCTTTTATTTTCTTCCATTTTGTAATCTGGATTTTTGTCGAATTTTTATTTTCTACTTAATAAATATAGCCAGTGGAACCAAAAGTTCAAAAAGCTTAGTATATTAATCTGTTTATAAATATGTTAGATATTATCGAAAGTCTCAATTCGTATGTAATTTTTACTTTAACCTAATAAATAGTTATCCAAACCAGAACTAAGTGTACCAAAATTTTTAATTTCAACACTCTCCTTAAAAGGTCCCGCCTCCTTATTATTTCTGAATATCCAAGAACCAGGAGTTGATGGGTTTGTGACAACATCCCAACATATTAATTCAAAATCATTCTGCACTAATTGGACACCATTAACATCCTCAACAGAACCAACACCTCTAGATGATACACCGATTTTAATACCCAAACGTAATAGATTAGCAACCATATCACCTTGACATGATATTATACCATGATTGATATAACCAGGACTCATAAGAATCTCTAATTCACCCATAAGGGTAGAACCTTCCCACCATATCTTAGTGATATTGTGGGAAATGTCTTTACCTGAAATAATTGATGAGTTCCCATTCCAACAAGATTTTCCATTATCTTTAACGTAAAAAATATGATTGGGTACATCAATACAGTAGACCATATCATCATAATCTACTAATTCGGTTTTTATATGTCTATCATCCAAATAAATCCCCTTAGTTGTTGACACATTTAAGAAATGGATTGGTTTTGAATTACCACGCTTTATTAGTCTTTTTGTGCCGTCTGGGTTAGTAAAAAATCTATCGTAGTCTCTATCATCGGTAGAAATAGTTCCAGACCTTCCAGTTTTTATTAATAGTTCATGTAAATCATCGATTAATAATTTAGATGTACTAAACATATCAGTTCGATTATATTTACCCCTAACCCTACCGTCACCTAATATAAACCAATCTAAAAAGTCTGATAAGTGATTACTAGATAAATCTTTTATTTCGTTGGGTACGAATTTTTCTGATGACTTACCAAATTGCTTCAAATATTTATGAAGTCTAGCATCATTGATTTTAAAATCAACCTTACCATCTGGATAAACAACCTCTTTAAATTGTAGTGGTAATTCCGCTAATAGTTCACGTATAAGATTCTTTGTACCTTCCTTTTTTTGTGTAATTTTACATACGTATCCCGATTTAGATGATTCAAACCCCTCTTCCCTATCACCATTTTCTAATATTCTACTAACCCTTTTTTTAGTTTTATTAACTACCACACACCCATCGGCTAAATATATACCCATAAACTTCACCCATGTACTAATTGGGATGTTTATGGAAGTGTTTAATTTAATTCGCTTTTTAAATGATGCGTTAAACGCAATCTCAGAATCGTCTAAACCATCCAAAGTGAAGAACTCTTCATCGTTTCCAGACCAGTGACCTAATTTAGGGATATATGTTTTAGATAAATCTGGGACTGTACGATTATGAATATCGGATGCGGTAATAAACTTACCTTTACCGTTTCTATCTATTACCCAAAATTTATGATTCGGAGTAACCTGCAAATCGATACCTCGCCCGTTAATATGTATTAATTTACCGTTATAGTTCTTAGCTATTTTTTTAGTGATGGGATGTAATTCAATATCATTGGTATCTGGATTTAAAGTGTAGACCTTCTCGTCCCCATCTAAATCACTAATCAATTCCCAACCATCTTCGGTTAAAATCTCAGCACTTTTACGGTGACATTCTGGGTGGTCTAATTCCCCGACAGCACGTCTGTCTTGTACAAGCTTATCATATTCAATAGCTTGCGCCCTTAGAATGGGTTCAGAATACACTCTACCATTACGATTCTCGATACCGTACTTTTGTAATACTGCGACTACTATTAATGGCTCGGCTATTATAGCACCACCACTAGCTAACTTCTTAACCTCATTAATGAAAGGTTGATTCCGTTCATCTTTAGGTGAGATATAACCAGCATCCTGTTCTATCAGATAACCAGTACCCGTTTCCTTAGCACGTAATACTCTTAATTCTTTTGTGTAGTCCAACATACTTACATTTTACTATAAATATGTGGAATAGGGCTAAAGTTATTCTTTCTTCTTCTTATTAAACAGGAGAAGCCCTTCAAATTTGTTTTTAAGTGCTTCTGTGACCATATCGGTCAAATATGTTACGTCCACCCCTAATGATGATAGTTCATTACCACTATATAGTGTTATATTACATGACATGAAACTACGTTTACCTAAATTGATACCTGATTCTCTCAGGTCTAGGTCTGTAATATAAAGTTTTGGGTTAAAGTCTGTGTGAGGAAGATTGTTGAATATTGTAGTACGTATGAGTTTATTCATACTACTAATCATTCTTTTTGGGTTATCGATATTCAATGGCTCTACCCATGAACTAATGTCTATGTATGCTGATTTGTTATTAGTTGAATCTACAGTTCCGTAGGATACAGCAAATTGATTGTAGTGTTCACTGATGATTTTCTTACCTTTCTTCTTCATGCGTTAATTGATATGTACCAATATACGCAATTAAAAATACTTAGTCAAACACTTTAGTTAAATTAGCTAAAGCACTCTTACTCTTGGTAGTAATGAAATAAATATATGCTTCCGAATTACAATATATTTCATGAACTTCACCCTTATCGATTACCAACGTTTCACCTTCAGTAAAACTTTCTCCAGTTATTAGGTTGGTGATAGTTCCGTATTTAACATTAAGAACTTCATACTCGTCAGTATTAACATGTGGTACGGTATAACTGTTAGTGTCGTATTTTAATAGAAACCCATTATATTCTTCTGGGGTCTTAATACGCTTACAACTTAAGCCATCACATATTTCATAAGGTAATTCCTTCCATTCGTTAAACGTGGACTCATTAATTAAATCCACACTAGTAATATTAATCGGTTCGACTAGTATAGATGTATTATATTCGAAACTTGAATTCATTATTAATTAGGTTAGAGTATTCTTAAGGTCTAATAGTTTCCCAACCTCGATAATGTATGTATCATTATGATACTTAAGTCTTAACAGTCTATCTTTTGTTGATAGTAATTTTTCTTTAATCTCTCCACTCGATTCTTTAAGACTTACATCCACCAAATCCACACACTCACGCACCAACCCAACCATAATACCTTCTCTTGTATCTTTGTTGGCACTAATCACACTATTCAACACCCTCTTTGTGTCCCCATCCAAATTACTATATTTCTTATTAAAACGTTCTTTTAAAATATCTGACACCATACTGTTAGGTAGTAGTCTATCTGCAACCTTAACTTTAGGGGTATTAGTCTTGATATGTTCAGTAATTACACCAGTAGCGTTAACACGTTTTTCGATAGTCATGATATTTACCTTATTTACCATTAACGTATGAATGGATTCATGTAACTGTGATAATGGGTTCTTAGGGTATTCAGTATTAATAGTCGCAACCATCTTAGCCAATATACCATTAGCCTCATCAATCTGCTTACTGGTGTAAGCTTCCATGATTTTGATGTTCTCCTTAATATATTCTGAAATGTAAGCTTCAGATTCTGAAACCTTACCTTCGATGTTGTTGTACACTAAGAATTCCTTCTTAAGTATCTCATTTTCTTTTAGTAGAGTCACGAAATCCTTTAACAATCTCTTATTAATATCAATCTTTGCTGCGATACCATCAGCCACAAATTCTTTAATAATATACTTTAGTTCACCGAAATTTTTTTGCATGATAACCTTTAACATTAAATAGTTGAAAACTAGGTAAAAAGACGTATTAGTTTTATTTGATACTATTGGCATCATCTATGCGCTTCGATATATCTTTCAACATGTTATCTACATTTTGATTGATACGCATACCTTTGTCAGTGATATTAACCCGATTCTCATTAATTTCTCTATCTTCCTTATCATTACCTGTAAGAGTTCCTAATAACCTATTCATGTGGATATTCTTGAAACGTTGACGCCTCTTAGTCAAATTATTCGTTAATACTGCCTTCTGTTCAGCTAATATTCTTTGACCTATTTTAAGGGTTTTAGTTAGTTCCTCAACATCTGTTGGCTCTGGTGCATCAGTGTCACCACCCACATCATCACCCGCGTCACCAAATCCACCACCAATGTCATCTCCAAGGTCATCTCCAAGGTCTTCACCACCCGCATCATCTTCCTCATCTCCGAAATCTATATCATCACCACCCATACCACCTCCACCGAAGCCACCACCACCACCACCACCACCAGCAGGTCCTCCAGCACCACCATCTTCTTCACCACTTTGACCACCTTTCTTAGCGATTTCCATATCACCATATAGCTTATCAACCTTATCAAAGAATCCAGTATTCTTAATAACACTTGCAGTATTAGCCAATTCAGCCGCAGCAGCTTTCTCCATTCTTTGTTCAAGAAGGTCTTGCTTAATCTCAGTATCACTCCACCCAAGGATATCTCTCTTAGCTCTAGTCATTGACATAATTCCGAAACCATTACCAGCATCCACAACAGCCGCTTGGACAGCCGTAAATTTAGACTGTAGGTGTTCAATTCTAAGCATCTCTGCCTGAGTTGATGGGTTATTCATCGTAATAGTAAAACTGTTAAGGTCATCCTCAAACCCTAGTAGTACCAAATGAATAATGGCGATTTTGTTAAGCTCTTGTAGTAATGCTTGTTGTATTCTATTAATAGTTCTAGCGAATCTAACATCCATTAAAGCTAAATTCTTCCCATCACCCTGTGGGTCGTCAAACCCTAAGAATGATTTAGGTACCCTCAAAGCAGTAAATAACTTTCTTTGTAGGTACTCAATATCTGCAATCTGGTCTAGGTTAGAATTTTTAATAAAAACACCAGATTCCGTAGCAAATGTGTGGTAGTCATGATAAATCTCATCACCATCAACAGTAATAGTTCCAGTATTTTGAGTTTCATCTAACCACTCAATATCGACTATCTTATGATTATAATTCGCTTCAGCATCAACTAGATTATTTTTATCAATATAATACCTCCAAGCCCTAACGTTCTTATAACCTAATTCCTCAGCGGTTACTTTACACCAGTCTCTGTAGTTATTAAATCCACGCTCTTTAAGCATCTTATCCAAATGGTTTGCAGTAAACTCAGTTAAGTTGGTTAGTGAACTTCTAATGTCTTTATTTGAGTTGATAAACTCATTAATGAACTCATCAGATTGGTTTAACTCATTAAGTGTTAGGTCAGCTTTTCCGCACACCTTAAACATCCCAAAGAACATATTATATAGTTCATCCGTAAACGTAAGTGTTTGTTTCTTACTGAACACTTTAGTCCTATATTCGTCAGATTCCCAACTAGTTTTAGCTATCTTAGAGAACCTCTCTTTAAATTCTTCGGTTGATTTAGCTTCACTGATAGATTCACCTCTAGATTTAATAATTTCTTCCTTATTTGGGTTATCATTAAAGGTTTCGCATGCTTTATCTCTAGAATTAATTGAATTAAGTTTAGATTGTTCACCTCTAATGTTTCTTTCTTCGTCAGTTAGATTAGAAATGTATTTATTAATACCATTAGCAATTTTTTTCTTATTTAACTCTGGGTCACCCCAAATAGTTTCCATAATAACACTTTGATGATATTCCATATGGTCACCACCATGCATCCAAACTAGATTAGTTGGGTTATTGTTAAACCTATTATGGTCTTTATGGTGTCTAATATTTTTTAGCTTACCAATATGCTTATTGTTGAAAACATATTCTTCTATCATATCACTACCATTGAAATAATCTGTGACCATTCTATGTGTGAACCCCCACTCTTGTTTATGTGAGTCCCAAATACGCTCATATTCATTCGTATTTGATTTTATCTTCTTAGTGTCTCTATAAAAAGGCATTAATGAATCACCCACAACTAAGTCCTGAGCTTCAACAAATCCTTTAGTTCTATGTACCCACTTATGGTCTGGTGTTGTGGTTATTGATTCACCATTATCCAAGGTTATTTTCATAACCTGAGCGTTAGCTCTCGTTTCACCCGCCCAAGTTATCATACCTGAAGCCAATGTGCCAGTTTCTGGGTCACAAGAGTACACCCATAGGTCTCTATTACCATTATCCCATTCACTTATTATTTCGTTTAACTCTAATGTTCTACCATCTAATAGTGGTATACGAGTATCTAACGCAACACATGCACCTGGAAGTGTGTCTATTGGGTTAGGTGCATTCTCATCTCTAACTGGGATGAAAAAATCTTGGTCATTAGCCAATTGGTTATATTTAAGGTCTACCTGACCAGTTTGTGGGTCTATTACATTAGACCTCTTAAATCTATTAGCAATTTCATTTACGTATGGTTGTACGTCCTCATCATCAATGTTACCAACATATATCTTGTAAACTCTTCGTTCTGGTGCTCTAGTTACCCTATATACTAACATTGCATCTTCCGATAGTAATAGTTGTTTCCAAATTCGTCTTGACTTCTCTAATACACTGGTACCGTATGGTAACCGCCTATCATCACCAAGTAACCTAAAGTGGGCTATTTGCCACGATTCAAATTCTAAATCTCGACCCCTCCAGAAGAAACGTACACGCTCTTCTTTACCCTCACCAGACCTATCTTTAGTGTTATTACCAACACT